AATATATCACCCTTTATCGCAACAAAAATGTTTAGAATTTTTGTGTAATCTCTAACAAGCATAACCTCGACCATTTAACAAATGTCGGTTTGGAGTGATCCCTGTTACTCAATCGAAGCGTTACGTAATACTGTTAACAACTTGCCAATCTCCACCAATCGTGAAATCCCTGCTTATCTTGAAGATGTTGCTAATTTCAAATTCGGAAACTGCAGCAGACGCCATGCAGATAGAGCTGGTGCGCGTGCATATGATTACTACAGAGCAAACCCAGATGCATGGTACGAATTTTGCAATGCTGGTGTTAAGCGTGGTACTCATGTTGACAGGCTTTTTTTTCAGAACACAATTCAACAAGCAAGAGTCAAATATTCAGGAATCCGTGCAGTCTACTGGGCCTTCGATAAGTGTTTCAGGAACAATTGGAAATGCAAAGATACATACTCCAGAGAGTTCGCAGGAAATTACGTCTGGGAAACATGTAAGCTTCAGGCTTCTACGTCAAGGAACAAGCAAGAGCCGTGGGAAGATGCGATCAAGTGGTACGCTGAGGACGCGAATGAAGAAGGTGGATGGCTTAGGGAAGACTCGAAAGCAGATTCGTTCCGATATCTCTGGAGAATCAGGAGGTCTGCAAAGAACAGGGGTCTTGCAAAGAAACGACAAGTCATCATTGAGAAAGCCATCAAAGCAAAAGTCGTTGAAATCAAAAGGAGGAACACCACCAACCCTAAGGCCAAAGTCATCAACCAGAGGCGTGCTGAGGCACAAGGTTTTGACAAAGAACTAGCTGTTTCCATGTTCAAAGCTGTAAGCAATGCAGTTAAGAACAAGGAACCCGTTTTACAGTGTGACCTTGATCTGATTAGCACCATACCATTTGTGGAGTATCCTACAAAAGGTGGAAGGCTGGTCGTTTTCCCATTTACTGGTGGGTTCATCATGTATGATAAGGTGTTGAAGGAGGGTTGTCTCATGTACCAGAAGGATTATGATAGGTTCGTGCAAATGCTGCAGTCCCATTCGCAGCTTGTCTTGTATTATAGCAAGTATTCATTCGAGGACAAAGCGCTGTCTGCAAAGATGCACTCAAAATACATTGACATCATGGGTACTTTTCTAGATGACTTCGATTTCTCAGATGAAGAGAGGTGCAATAGGGTCTGCAGAGCCTATGATGTTGCTCAGTTCGTTGTACTTGCAAATATGTCTAGGGATATCAACGATGTTGCTTACAATGCGCAGATCGCAAAACTCAACAGCGAAAATCTCAATGGTGTCGTTAACATAAGTAGAGCCATCCACATAATGGACGATGAGTCATTGGGTGTTAAAGAAGTGCTTGAACTTGCAAAGTTCAACAAGATGTTCCCATGCCCTGATTTTTGCATCTACAGTGTTGTTGACAATCTTGAGGTTAAAAGAGACAACCCACATCCGAGTAGTGACAGTGTAACCATCAGAGCATCAACTAACAAGGAGTACATTGCGTCCCGTGCAGAGTGGAGGAAGTACATGCTTCGCAACAGGTTGGTCAACTATCACGCAGTTCATGGGATATTCCCAGGGAGGCTTAGAACGAGCAGTGAGCTGGCTGATTATCTAGGAGTCGAAGAGGAAGATGTGCCAAGAACGCCGACACATATTATGAACTATCCAAGCTTAGCCGCAAATTCAATTACAGTAGAGGATGTTCAGTTCGTGAATGCTAAGGGTAGCTTCGATTACAGGAGGTACAATGACTGTGAAGATGAACTTGTCAAAGACAAAACTATTGCTCCCACCACGTACCCGGGCGATGAACGGTTGCCGAGTGATTTCGCGATGAAAGAGCGAAACCAAGTGTTGAAGTATTTGTTCTCAAGTGATTTCAAGAGCCAGAAGGAAGTGAATGCCATGTATGCTGACAAATCAATCAGGACCAAGCATAAGAATTGGATATTATTGGCATTGAAACCAGAGGCAAAGAAGCCGGATTCACGGGCATATTCTATGGCGACAGATGAGGATCGTAGGCAGCTTTCTGAGTTTGAAGCCAATGTCGCGCAATGGGTTGCATATCAGAGAGGCTCGAGTCAAGCGAAGTCTGATAAGGACTTATCTGAAAGACTTGCAACGCTTGCTGACATTGATGAGCTTAAGCCAGGCATGGAGCAATTTATGATGTCTTTTGACATTGAGGGCTTCTCACCTATGCAAGCTAGGAGTTTCAAAACAGATGGTTTCTCTAGCTGGGACCATATCTTCGACTTGGAAGATGTTAGTAATATGATGTCGATCTTTAACGACACTGAACTTAGATTTTGCAAATTTGGACTCAATGACAAGATGGACATGAATGGCAACGACCTCGAAGGATTTGTGGGGAGGATGAATACAGCGACACATATCGATCTGATGGGATATGCAGTGTATGTTCTCAGGAAGCTCGGCATTGTGAAAGACCCACCTGCACTTGAGGTGATGATTGATGATGGTCTACTTAAGATGAGTGTTGTGAGAGGTAAGGTCAACGAGGCAATTGACATCATCGAGATGGTGTATGAGATGGCAGGCCTAAAGATCAGTTGGGATAAGACATTCTGTAGCAAAGTTCTATGCCAGTATTTGAACAAAGTATACTATGATGGTATTGAAGTCACACCAGGGGCCAAGGCATTTATCAGAATCGGGAAACAACAGGATGTTGCTGTGCCAACCATAGTTGATGAGCTTGAAGCGAATGCATCCACTGCTCGTGGTGCTATGCAGAATGGAGCTGACCATAGGTTAGCCTATTTCTCATATGTGCATTCTAATTTCAAATCTCTTTGCCGCTGGGGTATGAAGGAAGGTTCTGATGATGGTACCAAAAGGATGGCCTTCATGAGCTATGTTCCAGTCGGGCTCGGGGGATTCGGTACATCGAACCTTTACGGTCTGTCAACAAATGAGTCATTTAACTCGATGACTGCTGGAATATCATACATGAAGATGATATGTAATAAGTTCCCAGTTTACATAACCATGGCGAACTCATTGCTGAATGCTGGCGTTAGGGACATGGATGCAGTCGGCATCCTCAGGAATCCATATTCGATTAGATCAAGGCTTAGGTGTTTAAACACACGTCGTTTTGCAAATGTTGCAAAGGCTTACATTTTGAAGAATTCGGTGAATACACTAATTAGTACAGTGGCTCGCGGAGAATTTGATGGTAATGACGATGACATCCTAGCTACGATTGAGAATACAACCAGGCTTGACGAGGTTACAAGAAGTAGACTTTGGAAGATGACGACCATGTCATTTGTTGAAAAGGTGGTCGCGAAGCTTCAGACGAGTCGAACAGCAGCGTCAGTTATCGGGGTTCGCAGATGTATGTCGCTAGCGATTGTCAACAAGTCCGAGTGCAGGACACTGATCAAGGAAATAATGGAAGATAAGCTTCAGATGAGGTATTAAGATACTGTGCAAGTTGTTGAACTATGACCTCCCAGCAGCGGGAATAGGGTCTCAATGTTCTGTGCAAACAATTATACTTTAAAAGAAAATGAAAGCTAATGAACAACTGTGCATTAGGGAATGTTAGTGAACATAGGTGCAATCATATAAAATATTAAAATGAAAACTATGATGAGCTAAAGTATGGTTACTGCATCTAACTTCGTTAAATCTGGTTTTCTTGTTCTTTTG